CGCCACCTCAATATGTAGAGTATCACAGCGAGGCCCCCACGTTTGTGGACGTGTGCTACGACTGTGTTCAGCCCTCTACTACTGAGCAGTTGCAGGAAGGTGCTACAATCATCACCCCTATCGACTCCCAGACCCGCTGTGTCCCGCGACACGGCTGCTCTCTGTACGGCGTCGGCGTAGCAATACGCCGGCCCAGCGTCCCTCGTGGTTGTGTTCACAATGACCGCGTAGCTGTTGAGAAGCGCTGCCTTACCCCCTCACTCGGAGACGAGGAGACGCGAAAGGCCGCCTTCAACGAGCTATACGACTATGTGAGGCGCCACAAGGTTTCGCTGTTCGGGCGCAAACGCGTCCGCCCGTACACGTTTGAGGCCTGGGTCAGTCGGTTCCCGCAACACCGGCAAAAGGCGCTGCGAAGCGCCCACGCCGACTTGCAACGGTCGGGCATCACTGAAGCCGAGTGGAGCCTCTATCTACTCATTGAGGGCTTTGTCAAGAAGGAAAAGACTCTCAACGTCGCCGATAATACCCTGGTGGGTGACGGTCTGTTCGTGAAGTACCCGCGGTTCATCCAGGGGCGAAAGCCCCACCGCATGGTGATGTCGGGGCCAACTGTGTTGGCCTTCACGCACCGGATGAAGCGGCGGTGGAGCATCCGAAGATTTAAGAAGACCGGTCTAATCTACACATCGGGTATGAACGCCAACACGTTGGGGGCAGCCTATGCCAAGGTCCGCAAGTTCCATGCACGGAGGCATGGAAGTGTAGCTGGGGTGGAGAACGATTGTGACGGGTTCGATTACCACTGCGAGGACGGAGCGATCGGCTTTGAGCTCCGTACCTTGCGCCTGTGTGGCATTCGTAGCCTCGCTTACGAAGCTTGTAGGCGCAACTACGTCACCAAGGGCTATATGCCCTCTGGCCTCAGGTTCTCTGGCAAGTACAAACGGCACTCTGGTGATGACATCACCTCCGCCGGTAACACCAACATCAACGGCACCGCACTCGCTCGGATGGCGGAGCGCACGCACGCACGTCTTGGACTGCCTGGAAGATGGCAGCATTACGTGACGTTCTTTGTCCAGGGCGACGATTCGTTCGGCCTTGGCTGCGCTACTTTCCTTAGGGAGTTGGGGGCCGAGCTCGTCTTGTACGAGCGGATGGGGATGCTCGCGAAATGGGTTTACCGCCCGGATGTGGACTTGATTGAGTTCTGCTCTGGGAGGTTTTACCCGGTTGACGAAACATATGTCTTTGGCCCCAAGCTTGGGAGAGCCATCGCCAAAATGTTTTGGTCCACCCGTTCATATCCCACCTTGGCCCAGCAATGGGCCTTGGGTGTTGCCTATGGCGCGCGTGATGATTACAACCACGTGCCAGTTCTGCGAACTCTGACGCGACGGGTTCGTGCCCTGTACTCACACCTTCGTCCATATCAACCGAAGGAATACGAGTATCGTCCTCGCGCGGCCTTTAAGTCCGAGGCAACCGCCAAC